GACTGCGTCTGATATCGCAATCACTGGTGGGCTGTGGTATAACGTGCGAGGTGCCCTGGGCGGTGCATCGGATGCAACAGTGGATTATATCATTTCTGGGGTTAGTCCCATTGCATTTACCGCCAATTACTACGGGTGGTTTCAGACGGCTGGGATTGCTTTGATTTCATGCGATGGCGCTCTTGCCGTTGGAGTGAATTGCACACTGTCCGACACTGACGTTGGGCATGTTCAGTTGAAGGATGCTGAAACTGAGCCTTTGGTGGGTTACACTACGTTTGCATCGGATGACAATGCTCATGTTGGCGTTGTCCTGCAAGGCTTAGTGCCGTAGCAAACAACGAAGGCGGACACAAAAAATGTGTCCGCCTTCATCAACCAACACAACGGAGATATTATGGCCGAGAAGAAAGCACCCACAGAGAACCAGGAGGGGTCCACGGCGGTTGACGAGCTGGTGGGCATGATCCAGAAAGCTGGCCCCGAGGCACAGAAGGCGATGCGAGAAGCATTGGGCGTGGGTGGGGCCATTAAGAAGTCACCGCCTACCCAGTCCAACCAGGACGCCAAGCGCATTGCGTATTCAGTGGGCGAGATCGTGCAGCCGGAAGGGTTTCAGCCGAAGGCATCACAGGCCAAAACTGAAGAAGGATCGGAAGCTGTGGCCGAATGGCTGGCGCAGTGGAACCAGAGAAACAGCAACCCGTCCAGCCAAGCCGAAGAGTACGCCGACATCGCGCAGATGTAGATGGCCGAGAAGTTCAAACAGATACAGGCGGCATCCTTTTCTGGGGATGCTGCCACGTTGGGCACGATCCAGGTTGAGACCATCGCGTTGGGGTCGTACGTCACTCTCGCAAATTTGACGACGACTGAACGAGATGCCCTGACAGCCAGCAATGGCATGGTTATCTACAACGCGTCGACCAATAAGCTGCAAGCCTACGAGAATGGCGCGTGGGCAAATCTGATTTAACCGGGGGAGAGTGGGAGACTGAGCGCATGAGGTGACACTAACTGAAGCCTACACCATGGCGTTAAAACGGGTGGGCTTGGACGAAACCAGCACTACGTTCAAGGACCAGATGCGGCTCTACCTCAATATGGGGGCCAAAGAGCTGGGTGCACTGGCGGACTGGTGGTGGTTGTATAAACAGGGCACGCTCACCACGACGCATACCGTAACGGTGAAAAACATTACCGGGGGCTCGTTTGCTGTTGGAAATACCATTACGGATGGTACCAATTCTGGCACCATTGCCGCGTCCTACGATGTAACCAACGCGCCAACCATCATCCACTACACCACGTCAAAAACGACGGATTTTAGTGGCGCCCTTTCCGTGGGTGGCGTCTCGTCCACCGTTGTTTCTGATGTCGTCACGCGCCAGTATCAACTGGCCAGTGATGTATTGTCTCCCTACAGCTGGCGCGACGAAACGAACAACCGAGTCCTGACCATTGCCAGCTGGGACGAAATGGATGAAGCCGACCCCGATCAAAACGAGACGGGAGATGCCCGCTGGATCATCCCGGAGGGCGCTGACTCCAACACGGGGTACCAGCTGGTGGCTGTGTTCCCGCTGCACGATACCTCCAATGAAACTTTCCGCTACCGGTACTACGCCTATATCCCCGATTGGACATCCGACGATGACTCCACCGCACTCGACGGATGGATTCCGCAGCCGCTGCAACCCGCACTTGTTTACACGGCTGCGGCGCTGTACCAGCAGGAAAAGGGGGATGACGATGGCGCACAAATCAACCGACAAGAAGCAGACCGACAGGTAGACCGTGCACTGCGTGTAAACTCACGCATGTGGGGCAATCGCCATCGCGCCCGCAGCCATAAGTTTGGCGGCGGTAGTGCCTTCGGGTTTTTCGTGCAGGAAGGATCGCTAAGTGCCTAATGGCTATTGACGGCGATGCCATTGTTCATGGCCCATGGACTGCCGGTGCAGTCTACAACCTCCCGCCAGAAAACCTGGAAGAAGACCAGTGCACCGATACGATCAACGTACGGATCGGGCAGGCAGGGGAATGTGAGAAGCGCACCGGGTCCGCTAACTATGCTGGGAGCCAACACGCCATTTCCGGCGATCCCAACGTCATGCTTGCGGGGGAATACCGCGAGTCTTCTACGTCGCAGCCAGTGTTTAAGGCCGCCGGAGCAGTGTTCTGGGAGTACTCCGGGTCAGCATGGAATGACCGCACCAATAGTCAGACAATCACTGCCGATAAGCCGTTTACATGGGTCGGGGCCAACGGCACGCTGGTTATCACCAACGGCACAAATGCCCCGCTTAAATGGACGGGCACGGGGGCGGGACTCGCCTTACTCGACGTGGATAGCCGGTTCACGACAGCCCAGCACGTGGCCTTTTGGGACAACCGGCTGTGGATGGGCAACACAAATGCCAACACAGACCGACTATGGCGGTCTGACCTGGGCGACATCGAGACCTGGGGTGCCACGTCTTTCTACAACCTGGGCAGTGACATCACCGGGCTTGTGCCGGTGGCAGACTCGCTGGCCATTCACACAGCAGACGGCATCCACACGCTGACGCCTACGGGCAACGCCACGATCCCGTACCAGCTGCAACAGCAGACCCAGCAGGCTGCGCTATCGGGCCGCAGCGTTGTGACGGTTCCTGGCAACCGGCAATTCTTTGTAATGCTGGAAGGGGTGTACGAGTGGGATGGCGTAGAGAACGTGACCAAGGCATCCATTGACCTGGACGAAGGATATTGGGGCCAGCTCAACCCCGCTGCCCTGAAAAACAGTTTTGCCATCTATTACCGGCTTAAGAACGAAATATGGATATGGCTGCCGTTTGGCAGTTCGCAGACCAATATGAATGACATCATGGTCTACAACGTGGAAAAGGAGCGCTGGCATGGGCCATTCCGTGGCCAGGCCAACACCACGTATTACGAGCGAGCCTGTGCGGCGATGATTAGCAACAAGCCACACGCAGGAGATTTTATTGGCGAGCTTGTGGATCACGACCCGGAAGTTTACACGGATGTGAATGACTCCTCGACGGCTGCCATTCATGCTTCGTTCACGACCAGCGCCAAGGCACCAGAGGGTGAGGAATCCCGGCTCAGATGGCTGTTTGCACGCAACTACTTCGACTCGATTGGCGCGTTTGACATAAAGCTACAGCAAGTGTCATCCGGGATCGTCGGCCAGACTCAGACCGTCACACAGCAGGGTGCGGGCTTTAATCTGAACACGGATAGGCTGGGCACAGGCAAGCTGGGAAGCGTGCGCGTCCTGTCTCGTGATTCTGAATTGAGTGGCTATGATCCCCATTCATCCATCACGGTATCGCAGAACGTTTCAGCTGAATGGTTTCGGATACGAAGGATCGTTCAGGTCTACAAGGATTTGGGTATCAAGCGCAAGCGGAAAGCAGGAGTGGAGTAATGTCAACAGGCTCGTTCTTAAACCAAGGAAATCGACGCGGCACCGAGTCCCAAAACCCCTATTTCAAGCTGGGAGATCCAATCCCTCGACAAGGGACTCGTCAAAACGAGCCGTTTCAAGACATTACACAAAGGGTCACGTTTGAAGCGAATATCGCGCCCGAGCTGCGGCAATTCGTTGACAGTGCGTCTCAAGCCGCCACGGACATTTCGGGCTTTAGCAATTTTCAAACGCCGTCACAGTGGAATCCGTTTGCAGCAGGGGTGACCGAGACCGGCAAGACCATTGGGGCGTTTCCCGGCCAGATAGGGACTGCACAAACCGCAGCAAAAACTCTCGACAAGACGCTAAGCGGCGCATTGCGGTCTGCCAAGAGTTTGACGGAGGGTTCGTTCAGCGGGCAAACAGGCCTCATCCCTGAAGCTATTGGCCTTACCGGGGACCTAAGCGCTGAGCTGGGCAAGATTACGGTACCCGACATTACGCCCGACGCCATCCTGCCGAGCGAGGAGGTTTTGGCGACGGAGATGGGAAAAAGGCAGCCGAGTGCATTCGCAATAGATGATTTTCTGCCGACCAGGGAGGTTCTGGCGACGGAGATGGGAAAGAGGCAGCCGGGGGCATTCACGGTAGGAGATTTTCTGCCACAGATCGGACGTGCGGACCTGCTTGAGGCACTGCCAGGCCAGCGCATCCTGGGTAGTGACATCCTGCCGCAGATTGGACGTGAAGATTTATTCAGAACACTGCCAGGCCAGAGACTGGGCGCAGGCGACATTTTGCCGCAAATTTTACGTTCAGATCTACTTGGGGCACTGCCCGAACAGACACTGGGCGCAAGCGATATCCTGCCGCAAATTTTACGTCCAGATCTGCTTGGGGCACTGCCCGAACAGGCGCTGGGTGTAGGCGATGTCCTGCCGCAAATTGGGCGTCAAGATTTATTGGGGGCACTTCCGGGGCAAAGACTGGGCGTAGCTGATATCCTGCCGCAAATCGGCCGCGAAGATTTATTTAGAGCGCTGCCAGGCCAGAGACTGGGTGTAGGGGAT